TTCATCATGTTATACATGACTTCTGCGCCTTTGTCCACATCTCCATCACCTGCATTTCTTACAGCATCAGCTGTAAATACAAATTCATTCTTAGATAGTCTGGCAGGCACATCATCAGCTCTTTCCATTCTACCCATATCTACAAAACCACCTGTCTCTCTGTAGTCTTTTTCTTGACCATTCATATCAATTAATGGCATAGTTTTCTTGGCTACTGGTTCTACGTCACCTCCTTCTGCAAAACCTTTTTTGAATAATTGTTCAAACATATTAAATTTATCTTCGTATGCTGGATTGTCTCTTGCCATAGATGGATCTACTCCATACATTTTTTTAAAACCTTTATACAAAGAACTTTTGGCTAATTTTTTCATTTCTTTTTCATTCATTACAGCGCCTGCTTCATCATATTCTATTCTACCGCCATCAGCCATTCCTACAAATCTTCTAGCTAAAAATCGATTAGGGTTATTTCTAATAGCATCAATATCTATACCTTGAGTTCTGTAATACTCATCAATATCAAAACCATCCTCTTCTTCTTTTTGACCCATTAAACCTAATAATGCTGATCCACCAAATATTGATTTGTATGGATTAGCTTTAGCATAATCTAATATACCACCTAATAAACCTTTACTTTTAAATCCCATAGTAGGTGGAAGTGTTTTACCACCCATTAAAAATTGTTTAAAAGCTAAACCTTTACCGCTACCAAATAAACCTGAAGCTGGTCCAAAACCAGCCATACCTGCACCAAGTCCTAACAACGCAGCTTTACCTAGTGGAGATTTAGCAACTTTCTTAACTGCTCTAGTTGCTTTCTTAACTAATTTACCTAAGAAATACATTTGTCTTCCTGTTTCAAGGTCCATGATTCCTCCTACAGGAGTATCTTCTATCATACCACCGTCCATAGCACCTGCTCTTAGTGCATCAAAATCAAATATAGAACCAGCGAATCTTGGAGCTATACCAGCGAACACACCTGTTGAAGGTGGTGATGTAGTTGTGTCGTCATCGTCGTCAGTATCTTTTTTTGGTAATATTGGATCTGGTCCATCGTCACGGACTACAACTAAATTACCAGAAGAATCGTAGTAATTACTTCTTAATGGATTACCATATGCATCTATATTACCTGCTAACCTATCTGACATATATTTTTGATATGCTTCTTCAAATTCTTCTTCTGTTGCATCAAAACTTAATCCAGGTATTTTACCTGCTCTAATAACATTTTCAAAAAAAGGCCTGTTTATTGATGCATTAAAATCAGAAAATGCTTGCGCTGGTCCTGTAAAAAATTTACTCAAACCAAATAAATTAACTTTATTTCTTCTATCTAAAAAATCTTGAAACTCTTGTTCTCTTTTATTTAAAGTAGGAATAGTTGTTCCACCTGCTTCTCCTGGTTTTGTAGTCGATATTCTACCTGTTGCTACAGCTTGGTTATATTTTTGTAATTCACTGCTTCGGTCATCTGGACCTTTACTTACTATGTTTCTTACTTCTTGAGGAGTAGGAGTTTTTCTACCTTGAGTTTGTGCTACACTGGCTTGTTCTCTTCTGTCATCACCTCCTGAAAATCTACTGCCTCCCCCTGCAGAAGTTCCTGGAGACATTGATCGACCTCGATTACTATCAGCTAAAGCCCCTCTAAATAAACCTAAACGTCCACCTTTTTCTAACATCTGTCTAACTTGTTGTGCTCTTGTTATTGCCATTATTCTTCTTTGTCCTCATCGGATGCTGCACCTAATGGTGGCATTGCTGCTACTTTAATTTTTAAAGATCTTGTTATAAACTCTCTTTGTGTAGGTGAGTTTGGATCTGCAATATCGTCTTCTGCTTCTTTGTCTGAACTATATTCATAATTAGTTTGTGTATTTCTTAACACGACTTCAGTTTCACATTTTACAGTGGGTACTTTTTTACCATTAATTTCTGTATAAGTTACTTCTGATTCTTCTATAAACGCCATAAATCTCCTTAATCTCGGTTTATTTCAAGTATTGCACAAGTGCCTTCAAATATATTAGCAGAACCTGCTTGTAATTGCAATTTATCATTCTCTTCTAATACAACTGAACCATCAGATATTGACTGAGAGTTACCACTATTTACAGTATGTTCTGCAAATTGAAAAGCTGTAGTTACAGAATTATCATACAAAAAAGCTTTTATTTCTGTATTAGATGCTCCTACGTTTGCAACGTGTATATTTTGTACTATAGCTCTAGAGTTTGAAGGTACAGTGTATACATCTGTAACATTAGTAGTTGTTAAATCAAACTGAGCATTTTTATAAATATTAGCCATCGTTTCCTGCAGATTTAAACCAAGTAAATCTTTCTGCCTCCTGTCTTAATTCATCTAAAAATGTAGAATTTAATTGTTCTACAATTAAACTAATTGTCCTATTAATTTGTTTTTGGTTTGATACATCATATTCTTCTTTTGGTTCTGGTAATCTTACTACTATTTTAGCCATTATCTACGTCCATCTGGTTGCACATCTATTTTAAAAGTACCAAATCTCCAAGTTTGTGAAGAAGAATCATTTTCTATTTTTACATTAACATACCTACCTCTAGCTCTTGTGTCTTTTTTATCAGTAGAAGAGTTAATTGTAAATGGACTTAAAGTTGTTGTTGTATCTGATTGTTGAGGATATCTTTTAACAGCTAATGTAACTTTAGCATTTCCATCTAATGTCTTAAAATCAGGTACAAATCTTCTCATTGCAAGAAAAGTTTCTCCTGCAATCGTTGGACCTGTTGATCTTCCTTGTGCACTTTGCGCTCTTGATTGTATATCAAAATCATAAGATTTTACAAATGACGTAACCGTTGTTGTAGTACCATCTGGATTAACTTGGTCTGTTCCTACTTCATGTTCAAATAATACTGTTTGACCTAAACCATCTTCACCTATAACTACAGGAAATGTTCCAGAACTACTGCTAGTGAATTTAGTTGCAAAAGGTTTTGGATATACTGTTGAATCAATCCAACTTGTTCTAGCCTCTGTTCCTATATACCAAACTCCACCTTTCATTGGTTCTCCATAATTGAATACAAGATATTTGTCATTGTATTCAGAACTTGTAGATGGATAATACCAGATTACTTCTGTAAATTGATTATTTAAACCTGCATAAACTTGTTGACCTTTTGTAGTATCTAAAGAATCATACACAAAATCTTCTACACTACATGGTAAAGATTTAACTGTACCATCAAACATAAATAAACCATTTGGTGACATCCAAAATGCAGTACCATCTATCTCAACAGCTGCATTCTTACCAATCAATCCACAGTTTGTACCTACTTGTTCAAAACCAAATGTAAACGGAGCACCAATAAATTTCATTGTATACAATGCATTGTCTGTCCAAATTAGAATTGTTTCTTTAGCTTTTAAAGCACCCATGATTTTAGTTCCATCTTGCAGTCTTTGTGTACCTGCTGAGTTAATTGCAGTTACAGTATAATCATTTATATCTTCTTGATCTGAAAATCTAATAAACATATTATCTTGGGTAGAGGTTGTTCCAATAGTTGTTTCAGTTCCAAGATGAATTAAGTGTCTTGTTGTTGGAGATATTAAAGTTACCCTTGTTGCAGTTGGATTATTAGATGTAGAAAAACCAGATGTAGATGTAGATGCACGTGTTGTTAGTCTTGCTGCATTACCTGCGTTCCAAGTAAACGTTTTACCATTTGCAATTGTTGCAACAAGAACTTGTCCAAAATTACTTAATGACCATAAACCTGGTTCAAGTGATACTTCTGATGCGGATGCAGCTTCTCCCCAATCTACAAAATCTGCAGCATTAGTAACAGTTGAACCATTTGAATGTGCAGCTCTTGTAGAACCATCTGCAGCTCTAGTAATACCTGTTAAATTATTTGAAGAAATACCAGTATAAGAAATTAATTCTGTTCCAACTTGTATTCTTCCTGATGTTGGAAAACCTGTTGTTGATGTTAAAGTAATACTAGTACCAGAACCACCTGTACCATTTGCATCATCTAATAATGCACCATTCAAAGTATTAGTTAATGCACCTGAAACAATTCCATCCCATTCCGATATACCCCAACCATAACCATAAGATTGTGCTGCAGAACCAACAGGTTCATAAGGAGTTACGCTACATGCTCCACCACCTGCAGATCCTGTTGTAGTTTGTGTTCCAGTCACAATTGCAATCAAAGAAGATGTTACTCTTGTTACTTGAAATAATTTATTTTCAAAAGCAGCGTCTGTTAAACCAATACCAGCAGGTTCAGTTAGATTATGTAATAGAATAATATCACCAGATTGTAAATTATGTGCTGAAGAAAATGTTAGAGATACTTCTTGTGTTGCATCTTGCGCTGACATAACAACACTACCTATTGTAGATTTTACAGGTGTTATATCATAAAGTTGACCTTCAAAATAAATAAGTAGAAATTTATCTGTTCCAATTGCAACGTATCTATTTCCATCCAAATCAACAAATGCAAACTGTCTTCGTGCAACTCCTACAATACTGTCAGATACAAGTGAAGACCAACCTCCTACTTTTTCAGGTAAATTATATCTAAAACGAACATTATCAGAATCCACCCAACGAAACTCTGCGCCAGATTCTGTATTTTGTTTATCAATTCCTGGTAAGACTTTAAAATCAATTAGAGCCATGGTCCGTGCTCCTATATGTTATCTTTGTAAGCCCAGCCTCTTGTTGCATTAACATAAACTAAAGTAAATGCTGCGCCATTAGTTGATACTGTTAAATTAGCAGCAGTCCCTAATATGGGTTGACTATTTCTAGCTATTGTTAAGTTGTTAGATCCAAAGGCATTACCACTATCTATAAAATGAACCTCATCACCCACAGAAGGCGAAGCAGGAAGTGTAACTGTTACAGGTGTTCCAATTCCTCCTCCAGAAGTATTGATTAATAATTGATCTCCATTTACCGCAGTATAAGCACCTGGTATTGTGTAGTAACCTTTTGTGATCGGTCCTGAACTAATATTTGTGCCATCAGAATATAAAACAACTTTTGCACCTACAGGAATTGTAACTCCTGTTCCAGATACTGTTTTAACAGTTAATGTATAATTTGACGAAGATCTTGCTGTTGCATCTTCTACAACAAATACTCTTTCTGCAGAATCTGGCATAGTCACAGTTCTATTTGCTGTTAACGTACCAGTTAATTTAAAATATAAATTTTTACCATTGGATACAGCAAAGTTGTCTAATGCTAATGCAACATCAGCAGATCCAACTGCTAAAGATAAATATCCTGAAGCTGCTTGCTCTAAAATTTGTAAATTTGTATTTGTGATGGTACCCCAGGTACCAGCCTTTTCACCTGTTGTTATTAATTCTAATTTTAAATCACTTGACGTACTTGATGCCATTTATTTCTCCTATGGATTTAGTGGGTCTATTGGAACCCAAACTTGTGATGCCCCTGGAGGTATCGGGTTCCATGTTATCACAGATACCGACCCAGTTGCAACATTTATTTGAAAGCCTGTAGCTCCTATTTTTTGAGCAGGTATAGTCGCTATTGTGCCATTTGCAACATTTATTTGATTACCTGAAACAATTACAATTGGACTTATGACATTGCTTCCAACGTCAGAAAAAGGTGCTTGTGCAAATGTAGTTGCTCCAAAAAACATAATTTATCCTACGGTGTTGGAACAATAGTCCAAGACTGGTTTGCTCCTGTTTGTATTTCACTCCATATTCTAAGTGTAGCTTCTGTTGTAGCTACATTTACTTGAGTTCCTGTTGGTATTATATTCGCTTTTCCAACAATTGTCACGGTACCTGTACTTAGATTAGCCCTGTTGCCTGACACAATAGCCGTTGCATTTGCTTTAGCAACCGCATTACCAATTGTTAAATTAACTCTGTTTCCTGTAACTGAGAAGTTTGCATCAGCAGATATTGTTACAGTGCCTGTGCCAATATTTAACTGAGATCCATTAGGTAAGATAACTGCTTTACCGATTGTAGTTACATTACCAACAGCTGTTTCAAAAGCATTACCTGTGACAGACACTACTGCACCTGCAGCAGTTGTTACGGTTCCTGTTGCAAGATCTAAGGCACTTCCAGTAGCGGCCACTAATGCATTTGCAACTACAGTTGGATCACCTGTAGAAACATTAATTCTGTTTCCTGTAACAGGGATAACGGCACCTGCTAAAATAGTTACGTTACCAATGGTAGTATTAACTCTACTACCTGTAGGAAGAACTGTTCCTGATATAGAGAGTGAAACTGTACCTGTGTCTGTATTTAATCTGTTACCAGATACTTTGAA